CGCGCCAATCTCAAAAGATGGCATTGCCGTCAAAGGCTTTTCAAATTTTTCACTGTGTCAACAAATCACTCCCTCATGAGTGTTGGTATTTATTACGCCCGCCTAAGCCGGGCAGACAGAATTAGAATCGAGAAAAAGACGGGGGGCGTCCTACAGCAGACAAGATATGCAACTTGGCGACAACAGGGTCAACATTGACCCCATCTAACTCATCTAACAAAGTTTGGCGACTACGAGCCATCCACAAAATATAGTCACCATCAACGTCACTCAACCCCATCTTATACAATCGTTCTTGGAGAAACGCCTCATCATCCAAACGTTTCAAAAAATCCATCATGACAAATTCCCCTTCCACAACACGAATGTACGCTTCGGTTTCTTTCATCAAATAAACTAATAAGTTCCACGCTTTAACATTAGTACCTAAAGTATCCAACAACAGGCCCAAATACTTCGCCAAATAGTCATAGGCGGTTCGATCCGATTTGGTCATAACAATAAGACGATGCACATAATCCACAAGGGGACGAAAGGGCCGAATAACACCTTCGTCGAGAATCAAGCAACGCTTGTTGAAAATTATGTACATTCCTTTCTCTTGCATAATCTCTCCAGTACGAGGATTAACTGAGGTTAAGAGAGACCTAGAAGAACCATAGGCACCTTCTTTCACCTTCATTAACCAACTTGATGATACATACTCGCGGAACGACTCAACATGATACTCTTTTTGCAACAGCACGGATACCGAATCAACAAAGTCATCCCCACCTACCATAAATCTCACATTTCCTGTGAACGGAGCATAATAAAAGATGGGATCATTGGTTTTCTTATACAAATGGTAGCAAAAGGCACATTTGACAATAACCATGTGCATTGTGTTAGCAAAAGAGGTATTATAGCAGCCAGAAGGCAACCCACCAATAACAAATCGCCATCCCTTAACCCAATTGACCACATGATAAGCAGTGTTATCAATAACCCATTTCAGAATGACTCTGAACAAAGTAGCATCCAATCCATAACCGTCACAATTCACCAGCCATCTAACTGTCTGAAGAACAACACTAATACAATGAGCACGAAACTGTTTATCCTTACCGGATATATCACCGTAAAAGAAGGAACGACCAGGTTCAGACCCCTTCAAATAATCATACATAAAGGGAGCACCTCCGCCCAGCCAACGAAAACCAACAGCAAACGGTAAACGACACTTAAGATAATCATGAATCGGTTCAAAAAGAATCTTACAGAAAGCATACATGGACATACCTACCTGAAAGAAATTGCGCAGCTTATCAGGATCATCTCCCGGAACACGAACTTCACACTTATAAGATTTCTTAACAAGCGGCTGGGAAAATTCAAACATACGTTCATTCATAAGCCTTTCAGCCTCCATTTTATCCTTTTTAGCACCATACAAGGTGCGGAGATCGTTTAACAAGTCCACCATAGCTAAACCATGAACAAGGAACAATGATTCTTTAGACTTATCGTCAATAGTCTTGACGCCGCCTTCAAACGCTCCGCCTTTATTGGAAGGAATCCCCCCCTTCTTACGGTGGGCGAAATCCATATTATAAATGATACGAGTAGAATCAAAAGTGGGGGGAGGAATCCGAACAACATCATCAAACCCTAACAATCTCTTAGCCATACGCAATCCATGGGCATACTCTTCGGAAGAAACATTAACAGTCAATTTAT